GTAGAAGCCTCACGCCCTAGCGTCGTAGTGACCGCTATGGAAGTACGTCACCCTATCCGCACAAAGGCGCAGTACCTAGAGCACTCCATTAAGGCGAGCCTTGGTAATGACGATTCTCGTGACTATGTTCGTGCCGCAGACGCTCAAGCGTCGAAGGCTATGAACTTTGCAGATGATTCCTTTACCACTAACCCGGCTTTCTCTCCGGTTCAATATGTCCCAACGGTCGTAGATACTCTTATCGGATCACGTCCAGCTATTGACGCACTTGGCGGTAGCCGTGCGCTTATGGCCTCGGGTATGACCGTATCTATCCCGAAAATCACAACACCGGGAACAGTTGCAGAAACCGCAGAAGGTGGCGCACCTTCCGAGCAAGGTATCGTTAGCTCATACGTAAACGCGACCGTCAAGAAGTACGCAGGTTTACAGCGCTACTCGGTCGAACTTATCGAGCGCTCAGACCCAAGCTTCTTCCAAGCTATGCTCGACAATATGACCCGTGCCTATAACAAGGCAACCGACGCGGCAGTAATCGCAGAAATTACAGCGGGCGGAACTCAAGCAACAGGCGTAGCGGCTTCCAGCGCCGGTATTATTTCCTTCGTCTCTACCGAAGTACCTCTCGCATACAGCGCAACCGGTGAACTACCAACCGCGTATATCGCTGGCACTTCACAATGGGGCTTGCTAATGGGTGCCGTAGATTCAACCGGCCGCCCAATTTACAACGCGGGAAGCCCATACAACAGCGGCGGAAACGCAAACCCACAAAGCCTACGCGGGAACGTGCTTGGCCTTGATCTTTACGTAGACGCTAATATGGTTTCAACAACCATTGACGAGTCAGCGTTCATTTGCGTTCCTTCAGCTATCGCAATTTACGAGAGCCCGGTTCTCCGACTCTCCACCAACGTCCCAACGTCAGGTGAAATCGAGACAATGCTCTACGGATACCTCGCTACTAAGACACTCGTAGCCGGTGGCCTCCGTCGTTTCAACCTCACCTAATACAAACCTAGACCCCTACCCTCGCGCCTAGTCCCGCGGGGGTAGGCCTCAACGAGTAAGGAGTCCCGAGTATGGCGGCAACGTATATAACTAAAGCGGAGCTACGTACAATTTTGGGGATAGGGACTCTTTACGCGGATAGCGTGGTAGAAGAAGTTTGCCAAGCCTCCGAGGACTTAATTAAATCTTTTTTATGGTTTAATAACGTGCCGGTATCCGGCCATCAAGTCGCGACAACTAACGTAGCAACTCTTACGACCCCAATACCTCACGGCTTCAACGTCGGACAAACTATTACCGTCACCGGGTGCGCGGCGCACTATAACGGCTCTAAAACTATTACCGGCGTAACTCCTTTTACTTTGACTTATGCGATAAATAATCAACCAAAAGAAGATTTTCACCTCGTACGGCCTTACGGCAAAATTCAAGGGCCTTTCCACGCCGACGACTACGCGACGGTTCCAGCGGTGCGCGAGGCTTCCGCTACCGTCGCCGTCACGATATGGCAGAGCCGACAAGCTCCGGGATCAGCGGTCGCCACTATTGACGGATACCTACCGAGCCCGTTCACTCTCGGGAACGCACTCCTCGGCAAAGTACGCGGGATACTTGCGCCTTATCTTGCGCCTTCCGGTATGGCGGGCTAATGCCAGCGACCATAACCACGCTACGAGCCGACTTAAAGACCGCGCTAACAAATGCCGGAGTATGGGACGTTTACTCGTACCCACCTCCTACACCAACGGCGAACAGTATTACGATCGCACCCGACGAGCCCTATATCCGCGTACAAAGTAACCAAAAGCTCGCCATAGCTCCGGTCGTACGCTTTAAGCTTCTATTAGCCGTTCCGCTTTTTGATAATCAAGGGAACCTCACGCAGATAGAAGATTACATAGTCGCTCTAATGGCAAAGATGGCCGCCGCTACGACTCTCACGATCCACGTCGGAGACTTTAGCGCCCCCGGCATATTGGAAACCCCAAGCGGCAATTTATTACAGACCGAACTACCTATCGAAATCATCACAGGTTGGAGTTAAACAATGGCTACTTACAAAGTGCTAACAGATAATGAACTTGCGGGAGTTGGTCAGGGTGGAACCCTTACCGATTCTCAGCTAGAAGGTTGGGACGTCCCCGGCCTTATCAAGACCGGCATACTCGAAGAAGTAGCGTCGGCACCGACAAAGAAAGATAAGGAGTAATCAAGTGGCCGTTTATTTTGCCCAAAATAGCTACTTCAAGTTGGGGACGTATGATATGTCTAGCGTCGTACAGTCTATAAGCTTAAATATCAACTACGAGCAACTCGACGTTACCGCCTCCGGGGATTCTTCTCGTAAGTACCTTAAAGGCCTAGCGGCTCATCAAATCAGCGGTACTTTATTTTTAGATCAGGCGGCTATTGCCGCAGGTTCTACCCGTGCCGTTCTCGATTCTCTCAAAGGAACAGCGGCGGCTTTTGAGCTCGCACCTAATGGCTCAACAGCGTCCAGCACTAACCCTAAGTACTCGGGTTCGTGTTTCGTCAATGGCTACACCCCGGTAAATGGAACTATCGGAGACGTAGCAACCATTGACTTTACCTTTGACTGCACGACCGACGTAACAATAGCTACGTCTTAAGCGACTAGAAAGGGCTAGAAATGGCAAAGTTAATAATTACGCGAAACACCGGGGTAGTCGAACACTACGAGATTACCCCGGCTATCGAGGTAGCTTTCGAGGCATACGCCAAGAAAGGTATCAACCGGGCTTTTAGAGAGGACGAGAAACAAACCGACGTTTACTACCTATGCTGGGAAGCAATTAAACGCTCCGGGCAGACAGTACCGCCGTTTGGGGACGCCTTTCTCGAAACTCTTAAAAACGTGGAGGTAGCAGAGAGCGACCCTTTAGGTGGGTGAGCGATCAACAGACGCTCACGTACCAAATAGCGGCGATAGCAGTAGAGACAGGGATAGCACCGCAAGCGTTAGCCGAGGCAAGCCCGGAGATGTTAGCGGCAGTTTTTAGAGTATTACACGATAGAGCGGAGGCGGTGAAACGTGCCAGCGGCAACAAGAATAGAAGGACTAGATGAAGCCGTGGCCTATCTCAAGCTCTTTGATAATGAAACTCTAAAGGCTATGAATAAAGAGATGTATTCGGTAATGAAAGACTTGGTGCAAGAGACTCGGGGTATGGTTCCGGGCACTTCTCCTATGTCCGGGTGGGAGAAAAAATCTCTTACCGGTGCCAAGTGGGGAACGCAGTTAAACTTCACCCCGTCAAAGATTCGTACCGGAGTCCGTTCCAAAATTGGCCCCGTTCGTAATAAATCACTTAACACCCGCGAACGCGCTTACTTACTTATCAACGCCAACCCTGCCGGAGCTATTTACGAAACCGCGGGACGAAAGACCGACGGGGCAACTCCTCAGGGTCGGCAGTTTGTAAAGAATATCGAGGAGCGCTCGGGTATGCGCGTAATCGGTAAACAAGGCCGTCTAGCGTGGAGAGCCGCGATAAATAACCGCGCAGAGATAACAGTCAAAATGGGCAGAGTAGTAGCGAAATATCAAGATATGATAAACCGCAGACTGGCGAGGTACTAATGGTTATTAAAGTCCCCATAGCCATCACCTATAACAACAAGGGCACGAAAGCCGCTACTCGCGATATTAAAGGCCTTGAGAAAACTCTCAAGCGTTTTGGCCTAGCTTCTAAACTTTCCCTTGCCGCCGCTACGACTGGATTAACGGTATTTGCCAAGAAATCGGTAATGGCCGCGGCCGCTGACGACAAAGCGCAAAAGTCTTTAGCCCGTAGCCTTAAAAATCTCGGCTTGGCCTACTCAAGTGTAAACGTCGAGAAGTTCGTCAAAGATACCTCGCTCGCTACCGGTGTAGCCGACGATCAACTACGACCGGCTTTTCAGCGTCTCGTTACCGCTACGGGATCAGTTACTAAGAGCCAAGAGCTTCTCAACCTTGCGCTCAACGTTTCAGCGGGTACCGGCAAAAGCTTAGAGTCGGTAACGACCGCACTCACTCGCGCCTATCTAGGTAACACAACTTCTCTCGGCCGTCTCGGTGCAGGGCTCACAAA